CTCACCGTAAGAAAGGAGAGTTAACATGGCTTCAAAGTATATCACTCCAACCCAAGTGCTGAGAGAAGCATTGCGTATTCTGCATAACAAATGCACGATGCTCGCAGCATGTGATCGTCAGTATTCCAAGGAATTTGCCGTTGCCGGAGCCAAGGTCGGTAACAGCATCAATGTCCGCTTACCGAATCGTTACTACGTATCCCGCCAGACTGCCTTGCAGATGCAGGATACGCAGGAAATCATGATCCCGGTGAAGCTGACCACGCCATATCAGGTCGGTCTCGTCTTCACGGCCCAGGATCTTCTGTTGTCCCTCGATGACTTCAGCAAGCGCATTATTACCCCCGCCATGGCGGCAATGGCCACGGCAATCGACTACGATGGGTTTGCAATGTACCAGTCCCTCTTCAATCAGGTTGGCAATCCCGGCAGCACCCCTGGTGTGGCTGGCGGAACAGCCGGGAGCATGACCGATAGCAGCAGCCCGAATGTCTATCTCAACGCCGGTGTGCTGCTGAATTACATGGCCGTGCCGAAAGACTCCAACCGGTGGGTTATGTACGACCCGCTTGCCGAGGCAAGAAGCGCGGCAGGGTTCGCGGGCCTCTTCAACCCCTCCAAGGACATCAGTCACATGTTCCTTGAAGGCGATATTCAACGCGCCCAGGGGTTCAACTTCGCCATGGGCCAGAACATCAACCGTGTCGTGACCGGCAACCGCGCAGGGTCCGCGACTGTTTACGGCGCACAGGCTCAGAACGGTAGCGTGGTATCGGTTCTTGCAACCCAGAACTGGACTGGCAACACCATCATCAACAAGGGGGAGACATTCAAGATCGCGAATATCGACTTCGTGAACCCGGAGTCCCAGCAGGACACCGGCCAATCCGCCATGTTCGTGGTCACGCAGACGACCCAGGCTAGCGCATCGGGTCTCATGAACATCCCGATCTACCCGAGCATCCAGGTCGCGTCCGTGCCCCAGGGCGCCGCAGCGACTTACCAGACTGCGACCGGCACAGTGTGGCCGACCGATGGCACGAACCAGGTCGCGAGCAATGCCGCGATCACGTTGCTGTCCGGGTCCGCCTCCACCTCCTACCCGCAGCACATGGCATTCCACAAGGATGCGTTCACGTTTGCGACAGCCGATTACCTTATGCCGGGTGGCGTGGACTTTGCCGCGAGAGAGACTTATGAAGGCGTCTCGATGCTGATAACGCGCCAGTACGACATAAACAATCTGAACTACCCCTGTAGGATCGATGTACTGGGCGGGTGGAATACCCTCCGGCCCGAATTAGGCGTGAGAATAACCGGATAAGTTATTGATTTCATTCAACCTTCCGGGTTAAGTCAACATCGACAATGGAGGAGGACACTCCAATAACCCCTGTGCGTGTGTCGTGACACTTCCCTTCACGCGCTAAGGAGCTTCACCATGGCTAGAAAGCTAATCGCAGTTCCACCTGACGGTATGAATCTTGGGACCAGGGCATCCGATCAGATGGCGTTCTACGGTATCCAGCCGGTTCCGCAACGCTCCACCAACATGCAGCAGATAGTCCAGGGGGGGCCTGTCATGGCCCTGATGTGCTACTCGGCAAATGCTAACGGTATAGCTAACTCCACCGCTAACAATGTGGCTAGCGCCAACGTGGTGATGGTAGGCACCGCTGCAACGGACTTCGTTCTTGGCGTGAGTATGCAGGCGGCGGTGGCGAACTGCGCCCTATTGGACATTGGTGCTAACATTGCTGCGTCCAACATCACAGTCAACCAGTTTAATCCATCGACCAGCACCGGCGGCAATGGCGCCAACCTGAACTGGAACGCGGCGCTTCTGCGCGGCGCACCGTATGCTACCCCGACGATGGCCAATACCGGGGCAAACGCGAACGTCATCCCGGCAAACGGCGGGGTGGAGGTGGTGCTGACATTGGCGCCCACGGTCACGGCTATTGCCAACGCCACCATCAATGCCGCCGGGCAGCTTACCGCGATCACGATGTCGAACGTGGGCGCCGGTTATTGGGTCCCGCCGACAGTCGTTATCACGTCCGCGAACCAGGTAACTGACGACCCGATTGCGGCAGGCGGGACCGGGACCGCTAACGGCGCCCCGATCCTGGCGAATTATTACGCCCCGACTTACGGTGGCCTGCCACCGGCAACCGGCGGCTCCGGCGCTTCAGCCGTAGCAGTGGTCGCTAACGGCAACGTGACCGGGTGCGTCATCACGAACCCCGGCTCAGGCTACCTGGCGGCTCCGACCATCAGCTTCATCGGTGGGACTTACTGTGCCCCCGGCATGATGGCGCAGGTGAACACGCTTGTTCCCCAGGCCAATATCGGCGTCACCAATGTCCGGGTCATCGGCAATAACCAGATCGGTGTTAGCTTCTTCAACGCCAACACCACGGTAGCGGCCAACTTCACCGCGAATAACCTGAGAGTGTTTGCGTTTAACGAGTTCCCGGCCATATCTCCTCTGTCCGTGCTCACTACCAGCTTCGCTAATGGGGCCAACACTTCCGCCAACACCGCAGTCGTCTCCACCGCAATATCTGCGGTGGGGCTCACCGCCGCCAATGACTTAATGATTGGGTGCGGCTTCGCAGCGGCGGCTCCAGCCTTCACCTATATCACCCCTGGCAGCGTTGGCGCCGGTAACTGCACCGTCATGTATTCCGGCTTGGGTGGCGCTTCAAACAGCCTTGTAGCGAACCTCAACCTGGTATTCTACCGTACCCTCTGCCCTGCACCCCTCAACGTGTGGGCGTACTACATCACGCCGAATGCGAACACTGTAGGGGCTTCCACCACGGCTGAGATTGTCTACACTCTGCCGACTGGTGTGGCGCTCCAGGCCAATGCCCCGACAATTGTGAACAATCTCAACCCACAGGCCAACCTGTTCATCGGCAATGTACGAGCCAACAGCGCATCCACCCTGGGCATTACCTGGGTCAATGCCAGCAACGCTACCGCCAATGTCGCCGGCGGCTGGATTCTGATCGGGAACTGCCAGAGTATCCTCACAGTCTTTGCTGCAAACCAGGTCGGCGGGTATTGCACTGTTCCTGTCAGCCAAACCATCAACCAGTCTATTGACAACATCAACGACTTTCAGCACGCCCTCGTCAACATGGGCGTCATCAAGGGCGCATAAGGAGGAAGACCATGCCGAATTGGATTGGAGTTGCGCCTCAGATTCTCAATGTGACCGCCAATCAGACCGCGAACAGGGCGATTGGCACGGCGTACCAGAACACCACGCAGTTGCCCATGATCGTGTACGTGAACTTCACGGGTAATTCTACCTCCACCACGTTCTCGGTGCAGATGGGAGCATCAAATTCCAGCTTCACGGCGAACGGGTCAAGCGGCGCTGCGGTCGGCGCCTACACCGCCATTATCGGTCAGGTGCCAGCATCCAACGTGGCGCAGACCCAGTTCGCGGTTCCCGCTGGCTGGTGGTATCAGGTAAACGCGAATCTCGTTACTTCCAGCCTGTGCTGGTGGGAGCAGACGGGGCAGTAAGCGGCAAGCGGCAAGCGGCAAGCGGCAAGCGGCAAGCGGTAAGCGGTAAGCGGCAAGCGGCAAGCGGCAAGCGGCAAACGGTAAGCGGCAAACAGTTAACCTTCAACGGGAGGACACCCAGTGGAAACAGGAATGAAGAAAGTCTTATTCACACTTCAAGTCGGGGGTTATGGCGAGGACATGTCCAAGCTCACCATACCCTTCATGCAGTACCACGCAGACAAGATCGGGGCGGAGTTCCGGGTCATCAAGGAACGCCGGTGGCCTGAGCTTCCCCCGGTCATGGAAAAGTTCCAGATTTACCACCTGGCGCAGGAAGAGTTCAAGGGTTACGACTGGTTCATTTACTGGGACCTGGACACGCTGATTCACCCGGATTTCTTCGACGTGACCGCGCTCCTGGGCAAGGACACGACATGTTCGGGCATCACGTCCGATTTCACACCCAACCGGTTCAAGCCAGACCCGTACTTTCTGCGGGACGGCAGGTTTATCGGCAAGGGCAACTGGTGCGCCATGTTCTCGGACTGGTGCCTGGACTATTACCACCCGCCCGAGCCGATGACTGCGGAGCATGTCGAGCACTTGGCTCAGAACATCCGGCTGACGGTCGTGGAATCGCGATCCGGCGTCATGCAGCCGAGCCACTTGATTGACGATTACTGCGTCAGCCGCAACATCGCCCGCTACGGCCTCAAGCACACGCTCATTTCCGAGATCGCGTCCAAGTTCAACCGGCCCGATATTCCCAACATGCTCTTTCACCAGTACCTCCACGATATGGACAAGAAGATCGTGATGATGCAGAAGCAGCTCGAACCCCCTACCCAGACCAACCAGAACGGCTGGGGGATCAAGATCGAGAGTCTGAACGGCAATGGCGAGGTGGCGGCATGAGGCCACTCACGGAAATGATCCAATCCGGCATCCAGATCGAGATCACGAACCACTGTCACAATAAGTGTTCCAACTGCACGAGGCTGGTCGGGCATCATGCCAAGCCCTACTTCATGGACCTCGCATGGTTCAAGAAGTGCATCGACTCGATGGCGGCAAGCGGGGGGAGCGACCCGATGAGGTGGCCGGGACTTGTCGGCTTCCTTGGGGGCGAACCCCTGCTCCACCCCGAGTTCGAGGCCCTGTGCGCCTACGCCGCGAGCAGGTTCCCCAAGAACCAGCTCGGCCTCTGGACCTGTCTGCCCAAGGGCCACGAGGGCTATCGTGACATCATCTGCTCGACCTTCGAGCATATCTTCATCAATGACCATTCCCGCGACGATGTGCTGCATACGCCGATCCTGGTGGCTCCACGGTCCACTCCGATCGAACCTTGGGTCGTGGACGTGATCCAGGACAAATGCTGGATCCAGAATTCGTGGTCGGCTACCATGAACCCTCGCGGCGCATTCTTCTGCGAAGTGGCCGGGGCATTGTCGATGCTCTTGCAAGACGGCCACGGGTGGAAGATTGAACCCGGCTGGTGGCGAAAGGCCCCGAAGCACTTCCGGGCCCAGATGGAAAAGTATTGCTCGGTCTGCGGGGCCGCGTTGCCCATGCAGCGCCGGGAGAGCGTCGATGGCCGCGATGATGTCTGCCCATGGTGGGCCAAGAAGCTCGAAGAACTCGGCTCACCCAAGTTCAAGGCAGGCAAGACGGTGCAGGATGGGTTGGTGCTGGGCCAGGACGACCGCCAGTGCGCGACCTACAAGGATATGGAATGGAGAGAGTCCGTGGCGAGCCGCTACGGGATGTTTTTGATGCTAAATGACATGGGGTATTGTACACCCTACTTGAGGAAAAATTGGAAAGGAGACTCGAATGGCCAAGAAAAAGGGTAAGCTCGGCAAGGACGGCGGCAAGGGTCGAGGCAAGACCACGAAGAAGACCGGCGTGACCAGCAACACCGCATATGGCTCTCACGCAGGTGGCAGTGTGCCTTTAACCGGTGGCGGCAAGAAGCGCTAGGAGGCAGTCATGGCCAAGGAAACAGTCAAGAAGAACAACCATAAGCCGAAGCGCAAGAAGACCAAAGGCTCCGTGGGCAAGAACCTTCTTGCTCCAGGCAACAAGAAGGTCTCCGGCGCTGGCCGCAGCTCTTACGCAACGCGGGCAGGAGGGCACTGATGGACCTCGTAGGCAGTATCACGAAGCCGAAGAAACCGAAGAAACTCAAGCTGCCCAAGGCCGCCAAGACCAAGATGCCCAAGCCCAAGAAGCCGCGGAGTGTCAAGGCCAAGGCCCCCAAGAAGTCCAAAGGGCCTTCCATGGCGAACTTTGTCGCAACACGCAACAAGCAGCTTACAGAGTATTGATCCCGACCCTTAAGGAGGACGTTTCATGCAACCCGTTCCAGCAATCGAACCAATCAAGCATTTCCCCTGCATGCTGTACCACAGGGCCAAGCAGCCTATTGTCGTGAAGACCAAGCGTGAGCAGGACGAGGCATTCGTGCAGGGGTATTCGATGTCCCCCTCCGGCATCACGCAGGAAGAGATGCTGCTCAAGAAAAAGGTCGAGCTGGTGGCTGAGATAGCCGAGATCGACGAGAGCCTTGCCATGCTTCGCGGTGGAGTGGAGCCGGAAGACGAACCCGAGCCCGTGAACATGCTCAAGGGCATCGAGGGGGGAATTCCGGTGGAAGAGACACCGGTGCAGGCAGCCGCTGCCTTGACCGCGCTCTCGCCCGAGGAATTGCGGAAGCAGAAGCGGAATGAATCGCTGCGGTTGGCTCGCGCCGCGCAGAGGGCCAAAAGAGACGCGCAGAAAGCATCGTGAGGAAAGAATAACCCCGTTCGTGATTCGCGATTCGCGAATCGTGAGGTGAGCAATGCAGCTCCAGGTTCAAGACATAATCTTCCTTGCCATGTCCGAATGCGGCGCTGTGAGAATCAACGAGACTCCGGCGCCGTATGAACTAAACCGTGGCATCCAGATCGCGAACATCATGCTCGATCAGTGGAGCGGTCGCAGGTTGCTGCTCCGCACCACGACCCAGGAGAGTTTCCCGCTGACAGCAGGCGTGGAAAGATACACCATCGGGACCGGGCAGACGTTCAACACCACGAGGCCCCTGAGCATCACCGGGGCCTTTATTCGTGACAACTACGGCATCGACACGCCGGTGGAGATCGTGAGCCGGGACAGGTTCGATAGCTACCCCGACAAGTCCATCAGCAACGCCAGGCCCATTTCGCTCTACTACGACCCCGGCAACGCCCAGCAGATGAGCCCGCCGGTCGGCGCCATCTGGGTCTACTACACGCCGGATTCGTACACACCCTATACCCTCTATATTGACGAGGACAAGTACCTGACCGAGTTCGTCAACGCCACGGACGTGGTTACGTTCGAGCCGGTGTATTATGACGCGCTCGTGAGCAATTTAGCCGTTAAGCTCTTTCGCCACTACCACAGCCCGAAGGTCCCGATCCCGATGGACATGATGGATGCGGCGGCGAGTTCACGGAGAATGCTCAGGACTCTGAACACCAAGCCGGTTACGGCAGGGATAGACGTGCCAGGGAAAGCGATGGGGATATATAACATCTACACTGGCAATGTGAACGAATACTAGGGGGTCCGCGATGGAAGTCCAATTCCTCGGCCCGAGTTTCAGCGGCCGGTCCAATGCAATCGACCCATCCCGCTGCATCAACTTCTACCCCGAGCTGAACCTCAACCCCGCCGGTAAGTCCAAGACCTCGCTTATCGGCACGCCCGGAACCAGCCTGATCGTGGATTGCGGCAACGGTGGCCCGGTTCGTGGCCTGTATGAATTCGGCGGGGTGCTGTATATCGTATCGGGCGCCGAGGTATTCTCGTGGAACGGGAGCAGTCTCGCGGTTGTCGGGGTCTTGGCCACGGCGACCGGCCCGGTCTATATCGAGGACAACGGCCTCACGGCTTACGGCGTCGGGGGCAATCAGATGATGATTGCCGATTCAGTCGGCGGGTATGTCTGGAACCCGGTCACGAGCGTGTTCACACAAGTTGCCCTGCCTAATGTCCCGATCTCGCTGGCCTTCATGGACGGGTACTTTCTTATTGCCGGGGCCAACTCCCAGACGATCTACGCCAGTAATCTCTACGACGGAACCGTGTGGCCCGGTCTAGCTGTCGGCAACGCGGTCAGTAGCACCGGCACCCTCACGGGCATCACGGTCTACGACGAGCTGCTGTTCGTGTTCAAGGACAACTGTGGCGAACCGTGGTACGACGCGGGAACGCCGCCGGTGTCCCTGGGCATGCCATTCCAGAAGTACCAGGGCATTCCGATCAATTACGGCGTCGTGGCGCCACAGTCGGTGGCGCAAGGGGGTGATTTCCTCTACTGCCTCGGTAGCGACGGCAGCGATGTGCAGGTGATAGGCTGGTCAGGGTACACGCCCAAGCCATTGCTGCCGCCAGCACTTGCCAACCGGGTCTCCCGGCTGCCGGTTGTATCGGATGCAATCGGGTTCACGTACAGCGATTCCGGCCACATGTTCTATGTCCTGACCTTTCCCACGGGCAACCTAACGCTGGTTTACGACCACACGACCCAGATGTGGCATGAGCGGTCAACCTACTCGCCCAATGCGCCGAGACGGAACCCGAACCGCTGGGCGGCGAATTGTTATTGCTACTTCAACGGGCAGCATACGGTGGGGGATTACCAGACCGGCCAGGTGTGGGCCATGGGGAGCCAGTATTATACCGATTGCGGCAACCCGATAATCTCGACCCGGATCGCGCCGATCATGCATGACAAGGAATCCTGCACCGATCTCTACTTCTACGCGCTCTACATTGATGCTGAGGTCGGTATGGGGTTCAACCCGGTCGTGACGGACACCGATACAGACATGCAGATACCGATCATCGGGACCCCGAAAGCCTTCCTGTCATGGAGCATCGACGGTGGGTACACCTGGAGCAATGAATACGAGGCCGCTATGGGCCAGCAGGGGCAGTATCTCACCCGGCTCATCTGGCGGCGTATCGGTGGCAGCTTCAACATGGTGTTCGATGTCACGATCAGCGATCCGATATATAAGGTTCTCGTTAATACCTTCGTGGACGTGAGTGATTGAGGAGGGGAAGTGAAACGGTTGATCCTTGCTGCTGCCGTGCGATTTGCACCGATACCTCCGCCAACGCTTCCGTCAAATGCAGTGTTTCCGGCACAACTCTTACGATCACCGGAACGGGATCGGATTATATTAACTGGCTTTGCTTCTAGAGGAATCAATGGCGACCAATGCGCCCCAACCACTTCCGTCTTCTGCTGAACCCATCTCGGCCAATTCGCTTGCATGGAGAAAGCAGTTTGACACCGTATGGAAGCTATTGAGCAGCCTGATCACGGAACAGGGCAATCTGGCCAATGCCTCGACCGGGTTGGGTGTGGCCGGGGATTTCGTGACGCTCAACGCCAACGGGGATCTGCAAGACGCCGGGTTGAACCCGAGTCTCGCGGCTCTCCAGCATAATCATTCCAACGCTGCGACCGGCGGGAATCTTGCCAACACCGGGCCGAGTGTAGGGGGTGGAGTGTTCACTCTCCTGACCGGCCAGAGCAACGTGGTCGTAAGCGACGCCAACGTGACCGCGAATTCGGCAATAACCTTCTCCCCCACCAATGCCAACGGCGCCGGGTTGATTCAATCCTCAACCCTCGGGCCCTATGAGGTGGTAGCGAATCGCGCACCGGGAGCGTCTTTCACGATCCAGACGTATTCTGGAGGCGCTAGCACGCTCACGGCGAATTACCAGTACGTGAGGGTGGGATGATCGAGCTGCGGCCATTCACACGCAATGACATCCCGGCGATGTTCAAGATCGCTAAAGAGCACGAACCCTTTGCCGAGTTCGTGGGGCCCGAGCAGGCAGTGGCGTCGTTATTGAGGCAGGAGGGTTGGGTGTTTTGCGAGAATGGCGTCGTGGTAGGACATGTGACTCTCTCCGACTTCAGGGTGCTTCATTCCGTACTGCTCCATGCCACAATCATTCCAGCCTGCCGGGGTAAATGTATCAGCGCCCGGGCCCTTCGCACTATATTCGGGCGCCTGTTTGACCCGGATAGTCTGGATCTCGTCAAGGTCTATGCTTACGCCGTGATGGGGAAAACGTATCAGGCAGCGAGGACACTGGACGATCTTGGGTTTAGCCGCGAAGGTGTGGACAGGCATGGTCTCGTACTGCCGGATGGGAGAATGTTCGATATATTGAAGTATGCAATGTTACGGGAGGAATGTCCGTGGATCAGGACCAAAGCCGAGATTCGCGCATGGCTGGCAGGGAGGCGTAATGAACCTCGGTGACAGCGCGGCCTGCGCGCCCTCGATCACGTTCGCGTTCTACCCGACGCATGTTCACTGGAACGCGGGGATCGCGCAACTGTCCGCAATATGCAAGTCTTGGGGTATCCGAACCAACCTCGCGGTTCTCGACTGGTTCACGCCGGGTGAGTTCCACCCGCCAAGTGACATTGTAGCGTTCTCAGCGGTTCACGAGGGGGATTATCGGGCCTCAATCGGCTACATGAGGAAAGCCAAGGCGCTCGGCAAGAAAGTGATCCTGGGTGGTGTCTGGGCAGGTCTGGGCAAGCCTGTGGACGGCAGCGTGGATCACGTATGCCGGGGCGATGGCGAGGAGCTGGTGGAATGGATATTGGGCGGCGACGAGAGGGTATTCCGCGAATGGCGGATTACGCATGACTTGAACAGCCTCCCGGTTGCCGATTACGAGATATTCGAGGGTGTGGAGTTTGACCGTTGCCTGGGACCGTTCATGGGCAAGAAGGTGTTGCCGTATTTATCGAGTCGCGGGTGCCTCGGACGCTGTTCGTTCTGCCAGACACGGTTTCAGCCTCCGGGAAGAAGAATCAGGACCAAGGTTGAAGAAGACCTGATGCCGCTGCTGGAGCGGTATCGACCCGATGGGGTCCACCTCGCTGATGCCCAGTCGCCGTACGACGATCCTGCATGGAAAGCCTCTTGGGGCGATCTGCGCGTGCCGTTCGGGTGTTACATCCGGGCGGACATTGAACCGGATGACCTCGACTGGTTGATTGACCGTGGCATGCAGGCGTGCGCGTTTGGTGTGGAAGCGGGCGACGAGAGGTTCAGGAATGAAGTCTTGAAGAAAGACGTTACCGATGCCCAGATCAAGAGCCTTGTGGACCGGCTGCGGCACAACGGGGTCTTCTATATCCCCTTCTACATGACAGGCATTCCGGGCGAAGGCTGGATCGAGCAAACTCGCACGCTCCAGGCCATGAAGCGGTTTGGCGGCGCCCCGATGTTGTGGCAGTACCAGGACCTCGGAGGTCTCTGACAGTTAATCCTTACGAGGGCTCCCCGGAGCAAGGAGAATATCATGGCGGCGATAGGCGGGATAGTAGCAGGTGTAGGCAGCGCGGCTGGCGGTATAATGTCCGGTATGGGGGCGCAGAACGCGGCAAGCACATCGGCCAGTGCTCAAGAGCAGATGCTCCAAACCGCCATAGGTCTGCAATGGCCGCAGATCACATCCGGGTATCAGGCGCTAGGGTTGCAGGACTACATGCTCGGACTAGGACCCAAGCCCGGTACTCTCAACTCGAATATGCTGACTGCCAGTAGCATGACCCCGGTGCAGCAGAGGACGTTCGCGTCAACCCTTCCCGGTGTCTGGCAGCAGATAGTCAAAAATGGTGGCCAACTATCGTGGGGCGCACTATCGACCCCGCAACAGCAGGAGCTTATGAATTCCATGCCTGCCGTGGCGGAAGAGATGATGGGTGTGGGTTCCAGCACGAGCGCTCTTGGTTCGCAGTACGGCTACGGATCGCTCTTGCAGCCATTCACGGCCCAGCAGATGTATCAGGACCCAGGGTACCAGTTCCGGCTGCAATCCAGCCAGAACGCGCTCCAGTCGGCAGCGGCAGCAAGCGGGACATACGGTAGCGGGACCATGGCGCAGGCGTTGCAGCAAAACGCCGGGAACCTCGCCTCGCAGGAGTACGGAGCAGCGTATCAGCGGTACCTCGAACCGTTCTCACTGCTCGGCGCCATATCCGGGCAGGGAGCGAGTGCCGCGAGCGGTGCTGCTGGATTGACCGGTGCGGCTGGATCGAGCATTGGCAACACACTGATGCAAGGTGGTATGGCGGGCGCCCAGGCCATGGGCCAGGGCATCAACAGCGGATTTGGCGCGCTGCAATCGGGGTTGAACAACTACGCCACGAACACGAACATACAGAACCTATTGTCACAGTTGGCTTACACGCAACAGTATAACGCAGGGAATACTCCTATGAGCAGCGACTATTACAACCCCACTGCTGGTCCTATCGGAAGTTACTAGTCAAGGAGATTGACATGGCCGATGACAATACCGACTACAGCCCGAGTCAAGACCCAAACAGCGTCATGCCGCTGCCTCCGGGAACCGTCACCAATATGCTGGCGCAGAACATGTTCCCGAATCCGTGGTATAGGTTCCTGGCAGGCATGGGCGCGTACCATCCTGTTGCTGCTGCCCAGAACGCCCTGGGGCTCGCTACAAGCGCCGATGAGCGGCAGAACCAGATGTATTTGAACAGGATCAACTACGAAGCGGCGAAGATGAACGGTATGCAGCAGGGGGGCCCGCCACTCGGGGGTGGACCGCCGCCTGTAGCGCCGCAGATCGCGCCACAAGCAGCGGCGCCGGGGCAGAATATGCTCGGTGGGGGTGGGGGTGGGGGTGTATCGGTTGGAGGCGCTCCACAACTTCATGCTCTTGCCCAATCTGCGGCTGCCCAATTCGGGCTGCCCCCAAAGCTCGCGGAGGGAGTAATCGGAGCCGAATCTGGGTGGAACCCCAATGCAGTGTCCCCCAAGGGCGCTCAGGGCCTGATGCAGCTCATGCCGGGTACTGCAAGAGACTTGGGTGTGACCGATGCCTTTAACCCGGAGCAGAACCTCCTCGGTGGCACAGCATACCTCAGCCAGCAAATGCAGAGATTTGGCAATGACATACCCAAGGCCCTTGGAGCATACATTGCCGGTCCCGAAGCCGTGGCTCAAGCAGTCCAAGCAGGTGGCGAGGACTGGATCAATCATCTTCCTCCTGGCAAGATCGGACCAACCAAGGCATATATTGCAGATGTAGAGCGCAGAATGCAGGGGGCTGACTTCCCTGGACCGTACAAGGGTGGAATGATGGGTGGCGGTGGTCTTGCTGGTGGACAACCCAACATGTCCCAGATGACTGCGAGCACCGACCCGAGGTTCGTGCCTCAAGCCCCCGACCAGGCTCAAGCCCCCGACCAGGCTCAAGCCCCACCCACTCAGTTCCCCGCTCCGATCGGCGGTATCCAGAATGAATCCGGCTGGTCCGGCTGGCGGAACCATGTCTCGGCTGAACCCGCACTTCGCTACCCCGCTGCGTTGCTCGCAGCCTCCCCGCAGTTGTTGCAACAGGTCAAGGTCGAGGAAGCCCAGCAGGAGGCGTATGGCGCGGCATTTAACGCTTCGCTGGAACAGGGCATGGCCAAGTGGTCGCGTATGAACCTCGATGACGCCACCAAGCAAAAGATGAAGAACGACTGGATCGACAGGCAGCTCGCCCCGATGCTCTTTGACGCGAAGACGGGCAATCTGAAAGACCCGCGAATGGGGGATGCGGCGAGAAAACTGGCGATAGCGCGGGATGCGGATATATCGGGGCCGCCGAATAAATATTCCGTTACCGCTAAAATCACCCCGACCTTGATCCGTGCCATGGAACGGTACGGCCTGCCACCGGACATGATACAGCTCGCGCAGGAGAACCCAGGCAAGGAAGCCACATGGGGGAACGATCCCAAGACCGGTCCTGGCCTAGCCATTGTCGAGCCCAAGGGAGCGGAAGAGAAGAACCAAACAAAGGAACAATTAACCAATATATGGCTGCACGATCCTGATCCCGTAAAGAGCAAGCAGGCGAAAGAAAATCTCGACGCTATAGAGCAATCCGAGATCAGAGTGGCGGGAGCAAAGACCGGGGCAACTGAGAAGGCTAAAAGGGAGGTTGCTCAAACAGATCCAAACGCTTTTGCTAATTGGCCCGAAGATAGGAAGAAGACTCAGTACGAAATAGCCCTCCATGGTGGCAAACCACCACAGTTCGCGTGGCGTGATGCAGAATCCCGAAACGCCTATTCAGCAGGTTACGCCCAATACGTGATAGACAAATACCAAGAGCAAGGTGGGGCTAAATCGGAAACAGAAAAGGCTATATTTTCATCTGACAAGGATTCCCTCGATTCCATTACAAAGGGCATGGACATGATTAAAGCGTTCGAGGTTGGGGCTGACCAGAGCTTAGACCTCCTGGCAGAAACCGCTGACAGATACGACCGGGGGGAATATCCAAAGGCCAACGAGTGGAAACAGATATTTGCTTACTATACTGGAGACAAGGACATCCGGGCCTTTCAGAACGTGCTTGTTACCTCAGCCACAGAATATGTGAAGGTAATCAATGCTGGCCCGACTCCGACCGCTGCGGAACTTTCTGTTATGGGCCAGCAACGGGCCAAGGAGATGATTGCTGCTGCCGATACACCGGAGCAGCTTAAGAATGAAATCGACAAAATGAGGCAGGAAATGGCAATAAGCAGCAATAAGCTAACGCAACAGCGCGAGTCTATCGTGAACCGTATGGAAACAGGGGTGCGTGGTGGGTCTTCCACTGATGCCGCTAGCAAGGTAGACTGGATGGAGCGTGCAAAGGCAGCCAACCCAGCCTACAGTGAAGATCAACTTGAAGAAATGTGGAAACGCAAGAACGGAGGGAAATAATGGCTAACCTGCCGGAGTTTATTGACCCTGATACCGGAAAGCCCCTCCCGGCGTTTGGGGTTGATCCTACAAAGCCGGATAATCGCATATTTGAGCAGAAGAACCCCCAGAAGGCCAAAGAGATCGAGGGTAAAGGTCGTGTAGAACTGTTCCTCAAAGGTGTTGGTTCCGGCCTCCAGAACATGATGGAAAACATAGGTCAATTTGCAACTACAGTGGGCGGCAGGATGGCGCCGGGGGAAGACACGCGGAAATTCACCCGTGATATTGGCGAACGCTTGACCAAGGAATCTGAGCAGCGACGATCCGAGTTTGAGCCCTATAAGCAATATGGCCCGTTCACTGGCTACGCGAAGGGCGGGGAGTTTCTCGGGGAGACTGCACCGTGGCTGCTTGCCGGACCCGAGCTTGGCGGAGAGTCGCTTCTTGGCCGGACTGCTGGTGGCGCAGCGATGGGTGGTTTGATGGGGGCGACCGAGTTCGTGCCCCCAAGCACCAAGAATCCTCTCGCGCAAAGGGGAACAAATCTTCTGACTGGCGCCGGGGCAGGCGCCTTGGGTGGCCTTGGTGGTGGGTTGCTGACCAAGACCGGCAAGGCGGCAGCAGGGAGTGTACCGGCGACCGAGACTCGGCAACTGGCCGAGAAAGAGGGTGTCCGTGACCTCACGTATGCTGAGGAGAAAACCGGTCAGAGTAGTTGGTCCGACCAGATGAGAGAACATCTTCCCTCGTGGCTGGGTGGGATAAAGCCGCTGCGAGAACGACAGGCTGCCGATGCCGAATCTGCCATGGCAAGCCACTTTGCCCAGTACACTGTGGACCCTGCGTCGGGATCGACCGAGGCCATGAGAGTGGCCAATGACGAGCACCTCGATAAAATGTACGAGCAGGTGAGAAAGAACGCGCCTCTTGTTCCGCATGGGAAAGCAGAGAACACGAAGATCGTTGTGGGGCAGTTGCGGAAAGACTACCCTGGAGTCTTCGAGGCAATACAGAATTCGAGGGCCAAGTCGATACTCAATAACATCGGGGGAGAGTTGAAAGACAAGAAAGTCGAGACAATGACTCTTGACAAGTCCGGGAACCCTATCACCAGAATGGAACCTCCTGATTTTAGTTTCGACGATCTGTGGGCGTTAAGAAAGAATCTTGGTAAAGAGATTGGCTCGGCCAAGGACAACATAGCGCATGGCGCGTACAGTCAGCTCTACGGGGCAGTGTCGGATGATATTGACAGGATGCTCGAAGCTGCTCCTGGCGCCGCCTTTGCTGATTTCAAGAAAGCCAATGCGGATTATAAGCAGTACGGGGTAAAGTTTGATGCTCTCCGGGATGCTTACGACAAGGCAATGGGCACTACCGGTTCGAGCGGCATGTTCTCGCCCCAAGCCTACGCTAAGGAATTGCGGAACTTGGCCAATGATCCGAAGTATAAGAAGAATGTGAAATGGACCGAAGAGGAGATTGGCAAGATGAGCGGGCTGGCAAATGTTCTCCAGGTAGTGAATCGGTCAGCTCAGTACATGCAGAATCCGCGTACAGGGTACAGTCTCATTCCTTTCGCTCTTGCAGGGCTCAGTGAGGAAACAGCCCACGTTATGGGGATGTCGGGGACAGGTAGCATCGAGGCCACAGCAGGGTCAGTGGGTGCTCTGGGGGCAGCGGGCCTTGTTTCCAAATTCCTCACCACCACGCGATTCGGCAAGGACCTGCTCATGGCAGCGGCCAAGGTTGAGCCGGATAGCCAGGGTATGCAGTGGATAATGTGGCATCTGTACTCGAAGATACCGCAGTATGCTGCATCTGAGGCAGCGATGAGAGGTGCAAGGAAGGATACACCCATGCCGAGTGGGGAGAAGCAACCACCGCAGCCTGCAAACCCTAACCAGGCCCAGGGGCAAGAGGCGCCGATCCCTGGGCGGCAGGAGGGTGGACCAGTGGAGAAGCAGGAACCAAAATACGAACCTGCCAGCAATGAAGGTGGGCCAAAACCCCTGGAGCGGGGAAATATAGACTACAATACCCGACCGGCTGTGAAGCTACCAGACGGTAAAGTAGCATCGGTCAGGTCGATAACCATTACTGGAGAAAAGGGTGCATATCTAATCCCCACTGTAGCGGATGATGGCCGGATAATGAGCAACAGGGAGGCGGTGGAACAGTTTAATAAAACTGGGAAGCATCTGGGTCGGTTTAAAACTGAAGAGGACGCAGACAGGTATGCTGAAATGCACCATGCTGAGATGGGGCCGCAGGATAAGCTGAAGGCATTAGAGGAAAAGCCCAAGAAAGCATGGGGGAAGAAGAAGGAAGAACCGAATGACTGATCTCGTTCCCGCTATCCGCGTGGATAAGTACGGCAAGCTCTACGTCGGCTCCCCCGGCCAATGCCACGACGAGGTGTGCAAGCGGTATCGGGTGAACGTGTTCGACGACGATCAGAGAGGATTTAGTCATGACGGAGGTGCAACTTTCCTACCCCGCAAGGAGGCTGCCGGTTGGCTTAAAGAGAATAATTCCACCTTGTGGGAAGAAGTGAAATCTCAAGTTGGACCAGAGGGATTACATTCACATCATCTTTCTCCTACTGTAGATATCTCAATGAAATCATTACTATTTATAGACAGAGGAGGCTTATACGTTTGGATGGCCCAGGAACTCGGCAAGGCATACCGCCACGTGTGGTATCACCTGCTGGATTCTTCCCCTTACAAGCAGTCCAACCTGTCGGACATCGGGACCGGGCTGCCGGAAATCCAGCGGGTGGATGAGCTTGAATCGTACCTCGATAGAGCCGATATTGTCTATTTTCCCGACATTTACGATGGAAAGCGGCAACACTGGTTGCGTGAATCAGGACATCGTGTGTTCGGCTCTGGCCGCAGTGATGTGATTGAACTGGACAAGATTGGGTTCCTCGACCGGCTGGAGCAGGTGGGACTCCCTGTACCGGAAACAGAACTCGTCCACGGCGCCGAGGAACTCTGCCTCTTCCTGCGTAACCGGAAACCTAGCGACTGGTGGATCAAGCCACTATATCGCGGAGATGGAGAAACCCGAAAGTTCACTGGCATGAAGCATCTCCGCAACTGGATCGAGCAGGACCTTGTGCCAAGAATCGGCAAACGCGCTGAGACTGTCCCATTCCTCGTTCAAGCAAAGATCGAGTCCAAGACTGAACCTGGCTGGGACGGGATGCAGGTGGATGGGCAATACACCTCCTGCTGTGCCGGGTACGAGGTCAAGGACCAGGGTCTTGTCACAAGAGTCTTTGGCCGTGACGAGACACCCGAGATCCTGGACCACGTGAACCAAGCGATGGCTCCATTCTTCAAGGAGCTGGGTATTCGCGGGCATTACTCGACCGAGATCAGGGTCACGGAAGACGGTGAGCCATACTTTATCGACCCAACCTGTCGCATACCGAGTCCAGCAGGAGAACTGTTCCCGAGACTCTACAAGAACTATCCCGAGGCCGTGTGGCAAGTAGCGTGCGGATTGGTGCCTCAGCTCGAACCCGCTGCCAAATACGGCGCCGAGGTCGTTCTCGTGAGCCCGTTCGCGGACAAGCACGAGATATGCGTGGAGTTTCCCGGGGAGCTTTCCGGCCACATCATGCTCAAGTCCCACTGCAAGCGTGACGGGGCATATTATTGCATTCCGGGGCAACCGGGAACATCAGGGTATTTCTGCTGCGTGGTCACATGGGGTGACGACTGGCGCGAGTGCGGCAAGGAGGCGATGGAGATCGTGAAAGAGATCGTGACCGAGGAGATTGAATACGAAGAGGGTCTGTTCGACGAGGCCGAGAAGGCGATAGAAGGGGGCAAACAGTATGCAGGGATCGAGTTTTAAGGCGCAGGGTCTTGGAATTGGTTGCGGCAGCGCGGTGGGGGAGGATGAACCGATGAAGGACATCAGGATCAAGTTCATACCGGTAGGCGAGATGCGGTATCCGAGCACGGGAGACTATTTCGAGACAGACAAGACGATTGAATTCAGGATCGCCCTGATGCCGAACGAGATCCACATGGCCGCCGTGCTGCTGCATGAGGTAGCAGAGTTCTTTGACGTGAGAAGGCGGGGTGTCCTGCTCAAGGATATTGATAATTTCGACATGAGCCACCCGGAGCTGGATGAACCCGGCTGGGATAAAGCTGCACCCTACGCGGTCTCTCATGCGTTGGCGGATGCGGTGGAGAGAGTGTTCATCTTGGGCGCCGGGGAGTTTTGGCCGGAGTATGACGAGGCAGTCGAGAACCTGTTCAAGGAGTAGATGATGGCGACGATGGTTGACCCGATAATGAACTTCACCGAGGATGGCGCCGCAAACGGCAGCCTGTTCACGCTCAACCCAGGGACATCATGGCCGAGCGGGGCCAAGTTTGCCTATTCCGACAAACCGTGCGCCAATGCCCTGCCAAACCCCATCACGCTCTCGGCCAACGGGCAGCCAACAGTGGCGGGTGGCGCGATCACGCCGGTGTACGGCAAGGGGCAGTACAAACTGCTGCTGGTGGCGGCAGGGGGGAATTACACTGCGCCCATCTGGACCGTGGACAATGTCGACCTGCTGGGGTCTTCCACCCTGACCACCATCGGGACGTATAACAACAGCCTCAACACCGCTGTCTCGACGATTGGCGCGAACGCGGCTTATGTGATCGTAGACGCCACGGCCAATATCACGGCCAACAACCTCACGGTTCCGGCCACAACTTCGATCCAGGTCCTTCAAGGCGGCAGCGTGGCCCTGGGAGGCTTCAATGTAGCATTCAACGGGCCGTTCACGGCAGGGGGGTATCGGGTCTTCACCGGCTCGGGCAACGCGACATTTGGCGCGAACGCGCTCCCGGCTGGGCCGAATCCGGCATGGTGGGGTGGAGGGGCAGGCGGCGCGGCCAACGCGAGCAATTCATGGTCAGTGCCGAGTTTGCCAGGAGGTGTGACCCCGGATGTGTCCACGGCATACTTCCTCTACCGAACCGCGAACAATGGCGCGATCACGAACTTTGCCAATGGCGGCGCGGGGCAGTCCTTCTGGCTCGTGGCCAATGACTCGAACACTTCCGTGACCCTCGGGACCAACATCCTTGGCCTCGGCGGGACCACAGGCACAGTTAGCTTGATTACTGGCGACCTCGCGCAGTTGATCTTTGACGGGACCAAGTGGCATTACCTCGGGGCTACCGGGTCGAGCACGACGATGTACCGGAATCGGCTCATTAACGGGGAGATGCGGATTGACCAGAGGAATAACGGGAACAGCAACACGGTGGCGAATGGGGCTACCCTGACCCCGGCCAGCCTGACCTACACCGTGGACCGGTGGGGGGTGGCGGCGACCGGGGCCAATGTGACCGCGCAGCAGGTAGCGGGAGCCGGGCAATTCAAGAACTATCTCCAGATTTCCGGGGCATCGAGCGTTACCGGGGTCTCGGTCGCCCAGCGGATTGAGTCGATCAATATCCTCGACCAGGCCAACTCGACCGTGGCGCTGTCCGTGTACCTCGCCACGACTGCTGCTAACGCGAACGTGACATGGACCGCGTACACGCCGCCTGCAAGCAATGATACGTGGACCGGCAACGACACGCAGGTGGTGACGGGGACCTTCGCGGCAAACGCGAACATGACGCGGTACTCGACCACGATCCCGCTCACGGCAAACGCCACACGCGGCCTGGAAGTAGTCCTGAGCCTCGGAGCCTTGACCGGTGGCCTGATATGGACCTTGACCGGGTGCCAGCTTGAGGCAGGGCCAATCTCCTCGGTGTTCGAGAGACGACCGGATGACATTGAACTGATGCGGTGCTGGCGATACTTGCCGGGGTGCCGGTCTACTTCCACGGGGTATGCCGGACCCTTCACCGGTGTTGGTGTGGGCGCTAATGTAGCGTACTTTACCGTACCACTCCCCGTTACCCCCCGCACAGGCATCACCAACCCCACGGTGGCTAACGTGGCAAACTGTTGGGAAGTTTACCTGGCTAATGGCAGCAGCTACAACGTACCGGTATCCTACCTGGGGTTTGCTGGATTCGGCGGATTTAACCTTAATGCAATACTGGTATCGTTGAATGCAAATGGACTAGCCACTATCCCAGCCAACGCACCTGCGTGGCTGGTGGCTAATTATTCGGCAGCTAACGGAAATCAGGCTTACGTGTTTGGTAATGCGGAATTGTAGAGAGGGCAGGAGAGTGGGGAAAGGGCATGATTCACCCTTCCCCCTGCCTGGTCAATCCTTGACGCAGGACGTTTGAGTGTAAATACCATAGTAGACGCCAAGGTTAGCCTGCCAGGTTTCGATAAACGCAGATGCAGCTTCACATGCGCCGTAAGTCATAAATGGGGTGGTGGAAAGAACAGGAGTCGGCATGTTGCCGGGAAGACCCTCGGGCTGCAAGAAGATCACAACCAGCTTCCAGGGGTCGTTTCCATCAGCTAGGCACGTTCCCGCCATCACCATTGCCACCAACATCCCCACCATCACCATTGCTGCAATAACTTTCTTCATGTCTTTGCCCCCTTGTCGATATAATCCTGCGTTAAAAGCCTGCGCCGCGACCGCGACCATGACCCCGACCTCGACCTCGACCGTGACCCCGACTCCAACCGCGCCCACGACCGCGACTCCGACCGCGACCACGACCGCGATCCCGACCCCGATCTCGACCCCGA